GGCTTTGGTGTGGTCAACCGCACCGGCGCCGTAGTCTATCGCATCGGGAATGGCTCGTATGGCATCCCCAGCGGCTATGACGCACCCCTGGCGGTCTAGCAGACAGGATGACGGGCGTAGAGGGGTTCATCCTCTACGCCTAGAGGAGTAAACATGAACAAACAGAAACTCTTTTGCATCATCGCTGTCATGCTGGCCTTGCTCTCGCTCTTGCCGTTTTCGGCGATGGCGGATCAGCCGGGCCGAAGCAACTTTACTTGGCTAGTTGCCAAAAAGTTGACGGTCTGGTACGGCGGGGCAGAGTTCAACTCTGACCTACAGATGAATGGGAACGAGGTCTATCTGGACGCCGATGACGATACCTATCTGAGCCCGGCGACAGACGACACGATTGATGTATATATCTCGGACGCCAAAGACTTTACATTCAGTGCCAATACGCTTACGGCCCAGAGCGGCAGTACGATTGCTGCACAAGCCTTTACTGCAACCAGCGGCGATTATTCTAGTACACTCAACACAGACGGCGTGGTGACGTTCAATTCTACACTTGATGTGGATGGCAACATCACCAGCGGCACCGGCGGCATCACCATGACTGACTATGTGATGATCGACGGCGCTGAGGATGCAGTGCAGCTTACCGTACAGGGCTATACAACTCAGACCAACAACGCCCTAGTAGTCGAGCAGAGCGATGGCACCGATGTCTTTACAGTGGATGATGATGGCAACACAGTCATCTCGGGCACGCTGACAGTGGCCGATCAACTCCAGGCCGCCACCATTACGGTAGAGGCCGAAGGGGTTGGTGATGTTGTCACCGTAACCATTCAACTAGAGGATTTGGCGGGCTCGGACATTGCCGCAGCGGGCGGGCTCTTGGCCTACCTGTCTGATGATAGCGATGGGTCTAGCCTTGTGGCCACTGCCCCCGATGGGGGTATTGCTATCGGTACGGATGGTCTGGCGATTGAGACGATTGCGAACAAGGCCATGTGGCTTGTGAGCGAGTCGGATGGTGACATTGACCTGATTGTGACCGAAAGCGGGAGCAAGACTGAATACTTGGTCTTGGTCTTGCCAGACGGCTCACTGGTGGTCAGTGGGGCCATCACACATGCAGCGTAAACGAAGCAGTGGCGATGATCGCCTACTAGGAGCGGATTATGAATCTAGCAGCTAGAGGGCGTCGTAATGCCCAAGCGCAGAACACGATTGTAGAGAAACTGGGGATACTGACCCAGAAATTGGGGGTTGAGGTGGAGGGCTTGGATAAACTCATGCCCAACCACCGAGACCCTGCGGTACGCGGTGTTTTGCAAAAAGAGGCAATGGCCAAGTTCTTGACTGATCTTGTTGAGGCTTTGCCGTCCAAGCGGGCCACGCGGCGCCGGAAGAAGAAAGACCCCACCCCCGATGTGTCAGAGGCAGTTGTCGAAGAGCCTGCCCCTGACGCACCAGAGGAGAAGGAACAAGAGCCTGTTCTTGACGCACCAGAGACCGAGGACGAAGGCGCCCCCGTTGAGGAACCAGAGGCGGAGTAAGAATGGCCATTCCCAGCTCGTACACGGACGCGACGCTCAAAGCCTATATGCACACAGTGTTGGGCGCTGTGGCGACGACGCTGGAGTGGACGGTCGATGGTGGCGATTATGACGAGGTGCTAAACGAGACCTTGTTTGCATACGACACCGACGACGTGGCTGACGTGTCGGGGCGAAGCAACTTGCTCAAGCTCCGCACGTTGGCGCGCCGAGAGGTATGGCGCGCGGTTATGGGCGAGGTGAGCGGAGACTATGACTTTAAGGACGAGTCGGGCGACAACAAACGCTCGCAGGTCTTTCGCCAAGCCAAAGGTATGTTTGAGCAGGCCGCCGGTGAGGCGATGGTGTACGACCAGAACTATCTAGTAGAACAAGACGCCATCGACTATGACGACCCCTATCAAGCATACGACGAGAACGATGACACATGAGAGCCATTAGCAGCAACGAAACCGCACGTAAGCGCACGCACGTTACCCCTAAAAGGGCAACGACGGCTGTGGTTATGCGCCCTACATTGTCTGACGATGGCGCTGGCGGATTTACCGATAGCCCAACGACAGTGGGCACCTATAGCGCCCGCGTAGCTCCCAATACAGACTACAACTTTCCTATGGAACTCATCAAAGCGGGCGAGATGAAAAGCACATCCGTGTGGGCTATCGGGTTCCCAGTAACGGCTGACGTGCAGGTACAGGACTATATAGAGTCTGGCGGGGCGACGTTCGAGGTTGTGGGCGTCAATAATGAAAAAGAGCCCCTGACCGAGATTCTAGCCCTCTGCTATAAGGTGGAATAATGCCAAAAGATGTAAATATCAAACTGGTGTTCAATCACCTGCCTGCTGTCGCGCCCGCCGCTAAAGCCCGTCTTGCACAAGTTGTGGCACAGACGGCCAAGGGCATTCGAGAAGATGTGCATAAAGAGATGCAGAGCCCAAAGCACGGGCGTCATTACGTCATCGGTGGCAAGCCGCACGTCGCGTCTGCACCAGGTGAGGCGCCTGCTGTGTTTTCTAGCGACCTGATTGACAGCATCAAAGAGGAGATGGTCGGCCCACTGACCTATATCGTGCCCGCTGAGGGCATCCAGGCATGGTGGGAGTTTGGGTTGCGCGGGTATCCCGCTCGCCCCTATTTCCGCCCTGCGGTAGACAAGACCCGGCCCAAGTTTGAGAAAGATTGTGGCGAGGCGGTGAAGTAACGTGGCCAGTGCAAGTGTAGCGGCGGCACTTTACTCGCGCCTAAACGATGACGCGACACTGGGCGCTATCGTCACGGGCGTCTATCGTAATGTAGCGCCCAGTACGGCGACATATCCTTTTGTGCTGATGCAGTTCATTGACAGTAACGACGAATATACCCTTACACAACGGGTCAGATCGCGCCAGCGATGGCAGGTCAAAGTTATTGCCAAGGGGTATTCGGCAGTTGACGCCGAAACGGCGTTGAATCGGGTTGATGTTTTGCTGACTGACCAGGCCCTGAGCGTGAGCGGGAAAACCAACTGGTACATTCGCCGCGACAGTCAGTTTGAGTATGCCCAAATGGGCGAGTTCGGCGTTGTCTACCAACACGTAGGCGGCGACTGGATTATAGAGATGGCGTAAGGAGTGGGTTATGGTCTTTCGACACGGCACAGAAGCCAAGTTCTATTTCCACACTCTGGATTTTTCGGACTATGTAGAGGAAGTAGACCCTGGGTTTGAGCGGGACATGGCCGAGTATGCCCCCCTCAGCGCCTCATGGAAAAGCAACTTGGCGGGGTTGCGCACATGCACAATTTCGCTTGCGGGGCTACATGACTCGTCTGACGACAAGATTCAGGATGTGGCATGGAGCGTCTTTGACGGCGACGACGACCGTATTTTCGCCTACCTGCCAGATGGCGATACGCTTGAGAACACCGCGTATTGTGGTGAGAGCAAGGTAACGTCTGACAAGGTAACGGCGGGCGATGATGTAGTGAGATGTCCTGTGGAGGTGATCGGCACAGATCGGGCCGACCGAGCGAAGGTGGCGCACACGCTGTCGGCAGAAACAAGCACAGGCGCCGAAACGTCTATTGACGATGGGGCCGCTGCGGAAGAAGGGTATGGCATTGAGGCGTACCTGATTTGTACCGCGCTTACAGCAACCGATTTGTTGGACGTGGTGATTGAGGACTCGGACGATGACGGGGCTGGAGACCCCTATACAACGGTGGTGGCGTTTACACAACTTTCAGCAACGGGCAGTGAGCGCAAAAGCGTTGCGGCTGCGGCCAACGTAATCAAGCGGTATGTTCGTGTGTCTTGGACGATCACGGACAATAGTGGTGATCCGTCGGCGACATTCTTTGTGGCCTATCGGCGGAAACTCAAGTAAGAGGTGAAAGATGGCGTTTACACATGGTTTGGATGCCGACCTGTATATCAGCGGCACGGATGTATCGGGCTACCTGACCGAGGTAGACCCCAGCTTTGAGCGCGAGATGGCCGAAATGGGCCATTTGGGCGAAAGCTGGAAGAGCAACCTGGCTGGGTTGCGTGTGGCCTCGTTTTCGGTCAGCGGCGACTATGATAACACATTGGACGACCTGATCTGGACGGCCTATGACCACACCACATCAACAGCCTGCATTTACTATCCAGAGGGCACTGGGTCGGGCGACAAGTACGAGTTCAGCGCGTGGGTCAGTTCGTTCAAGCCTGGCCCCGCCAGCTCTGGCGATGCGACCAAGTACAGTTTTGAGTTGACCGTGAGCGGAACCGTTACGCGCAGTGCGTCCTAGTAACAGATTCGTACAAACAAGGGGGATGAGAGATGGTTAAGGAATTGAAGATTCTGTCGATTGCCGATTTGGAGCAGGTAGACGACATCGAGGAAGAGGTTTTGCCTGTGCCAGAATGGGGCGGCGCCTTGCGCATTCGGAGCTTGACCAAAGCAGCGCAGGGGCGCATCCGTCGGCGAGCGACCATGAAAAACGGCGACCTTGACGTTGACAAGTCGCAGATGTGGATGCTCTTGGAGGGCATTGTAGAGCCCAAGTTGGCTCAAAAAGACTTTGCCCTTCTTGCCAAACGCAATGCGGGCGTCGTGGATCGGGTCATTATGGCCATCTCTCGTCTCTCTGGTATTACGCCAGACAGCCAAATCTCGGCGGAGGCCGTGGACGAAGCAGAGGCGATGTTTCAGGAAGAATAACGACCTGTACTTTGAATTCCAATTGGCTGAGGTGCTACACAAAACACACGCAGAGCTGCTTTCGGGCAGAGGGCAGCCGCTGAGTGTGCGCGAGTCGATTCGCTGGATGGGATACTTTCGTTATAAGGACGCTCTAGCAGACCGCGAGTCGGCCAAGGCCAAGGCGCAGGCGGACGTTAGGGGCCAGTTGCGAGGTAGACGCTAATGTCGATTGCTGGGCGCGAGGTCGCACGGCTTTTTGTTACGGTGGGCGCAGACATCACCGGATTGACGCGAGGGATGAACTCTGCGTCGTCCGTGTTGCAGCGCGTCTCTAAGAAAATGATGGCGACGGGGACTATTATGACCGCCGCCATCACCTTGCCCCTTGTCAAGGGATTCAAGGCGGCAACTGACGCGGCAGCGGAATACGAAGCCAAAATGAAGGTCATTCAGGGCTTGGCTATTGGCACAGGTGGAGACATCGGCCAACTAGACCAGGCTATTCGTGCTGTTGGACGTTCAACTGCCACGTGGGGCGCTGACGCCCTGGGCACTGCCGACGCCGTAATCGAACTATACAAATCTGGCCAGTCTGCCGAGCAGATATTTGGCGACGTACAGGGCGTGATAGAGGGAACCGCAGAGGCCAGCGGCACACTCAAGTCTGTAATTGATTTGGTGGCGGCGTCAGAGGTCTCTATGACGGAAGCCAGCCAACTTGTGATCCAGTCGATGGCGGCTTTTGGGTATACCGCAGAGGAAACCACGGGGCTTGTGGATATGTTGGTCAAGGCGGCCAACGCATCGGTTATGGACGTAGAGGATATGGCAGGGTCTTTCAAGAATGCCGCCCCGATGCTCGCCCAGTTTGGTTGGTCGGCGGAAGAGGTTGTTACCGCCCTTGCTCTAATCTCGCAGCACGGAATCGCAGGGAGTGAGGCGGGCACGGCCCTAAAGCGATGGCTAATGAATATGCAGCGCCCAACCAAGGCCGTAAACCAGGCGCTAGACGACTTGGGTATCTCTTTGTACGATGCCAACGGGGCAATGAAAGACGCCCGCGTTATTCTGGGCGATGTGTCTGCGGCGCTCTATGGGGGAGCAAGCGCAATGGGGGCGCTAACTGAGCAGCAGCGCAACCTGTATATGCAGACCCTGTTTGGCTACTATGGCGTCAAGGCTGGTGCTGCCTTGCTTACAGAAGGGGTCGCGGGATGGGACGCCATGACTGAGGCCATTGAGGCCCAGGCTGGTGCGAGTGAAGTTGCGGCCTTGCGCACGGGGGGCTTTAAGGGCCAAGTGCTTATGCTCAAGAAGGCGATGACTGACTTGTACATCACGGTCGGTCTCCCCTTGTTGGAGAACTTTTTGACGCCCCTCGTAAAAAAGCTCACCGAACTAACGCGGGCCTTTGCCGCCGCCGACCCTGCTACGCAACGAATGGCAATGGGAATCGCCGTTGCCGTGGCCGCTATGGGGCCGCTTCTCTTGATCGGTGGCGCGCTATCCGCCGTACTCGGGGCCTTGGCTACGCCTTTGGGAGTGGTGGCCGCCGCCCTCGTTACGCTGGCGGGCGTGTTTATCAATAGCCAAGGGGGAATGCAGGGCGCTATCGACCGCCTGCGCGTTCTTTGGGACACGCTGGAGAACTATCTGCGCCCCGCAATCGCAAAACTCCCTGGTGCATGGGCGGCCATCAAGTGGGCGTTCAAGACTGAGGGTTTGTTCGCCGCCATTCGCCAAGCCTTTAGCGAGGCGGGCGGCTTGGCCGAGGCGCTAAATCCGCTCAAAGAGAAGATACTGGGGAAACTAGAGGGATGGGGCGCGGCTATTGGCGAAAAGTTGTGGGAAGTGTTCAGCACGGCTTTCCCCAAACTATCCACATTCCTTGAAACAGTATGGAATGACCCAAGCGGCACGGCCCAAGTGATTGGGGAGAAAATTGGCGCAGCCCTAGACGCGGGCGTCACTTGGCTTCGAGACAATATAGACACCTATACCGACAAACTGAAACAGGCCGCTAAGGATTGGTTGTTAGGCGGGGCTAAACTAGAGGAAAAAGAAGTCACAGATGCGGGAGATGGCCTTGGTGGCAGCTTGGTTACGGCTTGGTTTACGGCGACGAACAAGTTAGCTGCTGAGGCGGAGAGGATAACAGAGTCTCTTATTATGACCAGCCGTAACATGCTGGCGACTGCTTTTGCAACTATTTTCCAAGATATAGATGGTCAGGGCTCTCGATATGGCCAAGTTCTCGGAGACATGACGCGCAAGGCAATTGTGGGGCTGGCGGGGTTGGCGTCCGGCCTGGCAGCGACTCTTACGGGGGTCATTAAAGGAATCATTGAGGAAGGCTTTGTTAAGGGAGTTTCTGAGGCAAAAGTAATCAGTGCCATGATAACGGCTGCCGAGAACAATTGGCGGGGATTTATTGTTGGGTTTGCTGGCGAAGAAAAGTCGCAAGAAATGTTCAAGACGGGCCAAGAGGTGATCTCGGGGTTTAAGAAAGGAGTGGACGCAGGAAAGGATGCACTGATAAAGTTGGGGATTTGGATGAGCGAGACGTTTGGGTTGGCGCTTAAAAAAGACCTTCAAATCGAGTCGCCATCCAAGGTTATGGTTGGTATTGGTAAGGATATTGTAGGCGGCATCAAGAAGGGAATTGAGGACTCCAAGGGCGGCCTAATGGCAAAGGCCCAAGAGATTGCTAACTCGCTCCCCGAGTGGGTACGTAAGGTATTGGGCATCAGTTCTCCATCAACCGTCATGGCCGAAATAGGGCTGGACGCCATGCTTGGTTTTATACAGGGCATGGACGAGGGCCAGTCAAAGATACTCAAGAACATCGCTGAGGCAGTAAGGGGCTGGGTAGACGCCTTTGGCAGCCTGATAGACATGTCATTCAAGATTGAGTCAGGGCCTGTGGGGAACATTGGTGCCGTGCTTGACCAAATGGAACAAGTGGTGATGCAGGCTATGTCCACCATTGAGCGCATCATCGACACCGTAGGGTACAACCGCATCAAGAAGCTGCGGCTGACCGCTCGGCGGCTGAAAGAAATCATTGAGTCGGTCTCTGTAGACCTTTCAGGGATCGCTATTGTCGAACTGCCCGATATGGGGGCGTGGGCAACCCAGTTCTTGAGTGTTGTTACCACGGCGACAAATGCCATCTGGCAAGCCGAGAATGACTTGGGGTACAACGGGATTAAGCACGCCGAGGAACTGAGTGGGTCTATCCAGGCGATAGTGGGTATTGTCAAGCCTGGGATTGACGCTATAGCCGCGATGGCGGCCTATGAGCCAGTCGGCAGTTTGATGACGCTCTTGGGTGACTTTCAGACGCGCATTGCCGAGATTGTCCTTAAACTCTCGGCGACATCTACTCTGTTTGACTTGAGCGG